CCGCACCTTATTACCGACGTACCGCTTGTACAGAGGCGGTACGTCTTTTTTTTCTTTTGTTGAAATCAAACCGGACATCATGTGATATAATGGCCGTACATCCGCACATGGAACGGAGGACATGACATGATCATTGCTTTGGGGTGCGATCACGCCGGATTTGCCATGAAACAGACCGTCATCGATCATTTGGAGTCCATGGGCTGCCGGGTGATCGACCACGGGTGCCACAGCCCGGATCCCGTCGATTTTCCCGATATCGCCCGTCTGGTGTGCGATTCGGTACGCAAGGGAGAGGCCGACCGGGGACTGATGGTATGCGGAACGGGCGTCGGCGCCAGCATCGCGGCCAACAAAATGCCCGGCATCCGTGCGGCCGTCTGCCATGACGTGCATTCGGCGCATCAGAGCGTGGAGCACGACGACGTCAATGTCATGTGTCTTGGCGCCCAAATCGTCGGGCCATGGCTGGCCAAGGATTTGATTACGGCGTTCCTGAACGCGCGGTTCAGCACGGAGGAACATTTCCGGCGCAGGGTCGCGAAGCTTGCGGATCTGGAGCGGGAAGCGGCCGCGATTCAACGGGAGCAATGATCATCGTCATCATACAATCCAAAGCCAATGGAACGGCGCGCATGTCCGGGGTTGGACGTGCGCGCCGTGTTCTCACCCGAACATCTCCGCCACACCGAGCGGATCGAAGCAGATCACATACTGCCCCACCGTCGTGAAGCAGCCGTACTTCTCCCGATAGCGCTCGATCGCGGCCTGCAGGAAAGGCTCCGTCACCCCCAGGAACTCCGCGAAATCGTGCCGGCTGCTCACGCGGGCATGGTGCGCTTCGATGATCTTCTCCAGCGGGACCAGCTTCTCATAAGCCCATTCCCGGGCGGCCTTCTCCTGCTTGCGGCTTACGATATCGCGCTGGTCGAGAATATCACCGGCGCTCGTATGGTAATGGCCGAGCTCCTCGGCGAGGATGCACGCCTTCTCCTTCATGGTCGGAATGCGGCTGTTGATCCAGATGACGCCGTCCGCATACAGACCTTTGATCCTCTTCTTCAGCGGTTTCTCGTAGATGTCGACACCATGCTGCTCCGCCTCCCGGATGAGACTGTCGTAGAGCATGGTTTCACTCCCGATTCTCCAGTTTCTGCTGACGCTTCATTCGGACGAACGCCTTGAACCGCTCGATCTCCTCCAGTTCTTCCTCCGTCCAGTCTTCCCCGTCATGATGCGCGGCGATCGTATCAATCCCGATATCGCGATTTTCCTCCCAACCTTGCGCCATGGCTTCGAGCTGCTCAACCGTAATGCCGAGCGCGCGGCACACCTTCATGACGTTGTCGATGGACGCCCTGCCGACCCCGCGGGTCAGCATCGACTGGAGCGTCGTCGGCGGCAGCCCGATCGATTCGGCGAACGCCCGCCGGCTCCCCTTGCGGTCAATCAACGCTGCAAGCACTTTGGCCTTCGCATCCATCCCGGACACCTCACGCACGCGAAATCGTACACAACTCCATGCAAAAAAGCGAACGGATATTCGATGGTACTGCCATTATATACGAAAATGCGTTCAAAATGCAACTGCACGTCTTGACAATGAACGCAATAGCGTTTATCATCACCATTACAACAAACGCAATTGCGTTCAACCAAAGGAGGGAAATCACGGATGAGCATCGCGGCACTGATCGCGGAATACACGGCCGGCATCAAGGCGCTGAACCGCTACAAGAAGACGCTGGACCGGAACGATCCGGCGGCCGCCGAGGAAGCCCGGACCGTATCCTCTATGCTGTCGGACATGCGGTACGCGCTGGAGTGGATGCGCCGGGGCCGGCGGCCGGGCAGCCGCAGGGGCGCCGAGCGGCACGACGTCTATCGCCGCCGGGAGCTGCTCGCGAAGACGGAACCGCTGACCGGGGAAGAGCGGCAGAGGCTGCTCGACTGCATGGCCGTCATGACCGAGCGCGAGCTGACGTGCTGGCTGCTGCACATGGCGCAGGGGTTTACATACGCCGAAATCGCGGCGCGGCTCAACCTGTCGCGGCGCACGGTGCAGCAGTACGTGGAGCGGGCGCGGAAGAAGGTTCACGATGCGCTGGGAAGGACGGATGACGTGCGGATGACGTGCGGATGACGTACAACGTGCAGCGCCCGACGTATGCCCATTTGCTTCAAAAGAAAATCGCGGAACCGAAAAGTCCTGCCGACGGCGGGGCTGTTTTGTTCGGGAGTGGACGAGCGTCGAAATGGCGGGCCCGTCGCAGCGCAGCGTCGGGCCCGGAATCTTGCCGGGGAGGGGGTGAATCCCATCGGGGTCATGAGCGAGCCGCAAGCCATTGCGATCAACGACATCCGCCAGGCGGTGCGTGCCGTGCTGGCCGAATGCTTCCCGGACATTCCCGTTCTGGACGGGCTGCCGGAAGCGGCAAGTCCGCCGTACTTCGTCGTGCAACTGCTCGAATCCGGACACACGCAGGAGCTGGGCCGGAGATATCTGCGGCAATACCCGTTCAGCATCCGGTATGTGGATCCGGATGCGGGGGACGACGAACGGTACGATGTGGCGGACAAGCTGTCCGACGCGCTGCAATGGATCGAGGCGGACGGGCGGCCGGTGCGCGGCACGGGAATGAAATTCAGGATCGAGGATCAGGTCCTGCATTTCGCCGTCGAGTACCGCGTTCGCGTCTGGAAGCCGGTTCGGCCCGACCCGGCGATGCAGACGCTCGATCTGAAGGAGGGAGTCAAATGAAGAACCAGGAAGCGCCGACATTCGGCAAGCAGCAAATTCTGCGCTCGCTGCGCATCGCTCCGGTACGGAAAGACGTGCTTCGCACGCTGCTCCGTGACGACGAACGCTACACGCTCGATCAAGCCCACTCGCTGATCGAACAATTCGCAAACAGGAAGGTGAACTGATCATGGCTGGAGGAAGCTGGATTACGCAGAACAAGACGCGTCCCGGCGTCTACATCAATTTCAGGTCGGAGGCGAAGGCGGCCGGCGCGATGGGCGAGCGCGGCATCGTCAGCCTGCCGCTTCCGCTCTCCTGGGGGCCGGCGAAGCAGGTGATCGCCGTGGAGGCGGGCGATGACACGTTCGCTTCGCTCGGGTATCCGATCACGGCGCCGCAGCTGCTGCCGGTGCGCGAGGCGCTGAAGCGCGCCCGCACGGTGCTGCTGTACCGGTTAAGCAGCGGCACGCAGGCGACGGGAACGGACGGCGCCAACCTGACGATCAAGGCCAAATACGGCGGCGTCCGGGGGAACGACATCAAAGTCGTCATCTCGACGAATGTGGACGACCCGGACAAGTTCGACGTGCAGACGCTGGTGGACGGCGCGGAAGTCGACTACCAGGAGGCCGTGCAGCAGGTCGAGGATCTCGAAGACAACGACTGGGTGACCTGGTCGGGCACGGGCCCGCTTGCGCCCTCGGCCGGCATTCCGCTGACCGGCGGCGCGGACGGCGCCGTGACGGCGCAGGACTATCTCGACTACCTCGAAGCGATCGAGGTGCATGATTTCCATACGATCGGCCTGACGTCGGCCGACGCGGCGGTGAAGGGCGTGTTCGCCGCTTTCGCGAGGAGGCTGCGCGAAGAGGAAGGCAAGAAGATCCAGGTCGTGATGGAGAACTATCCGGAGGCCGACTACGAAGGCGTCATCAGCGTCAAAAACGGCGTGGTGCTGGCGGACGGCACGACGCTGACGGCCGCGCAGGCCGTCGCATGGGTGGCCGGGGCCACGGCCGGCGCCGCGCCGAATGAATCGCTGACCTACACGGCCTACGACGACGCCGTGGACGCCGCGCCGCGGTACACGAACAGCCAGATCGTCGCCGCGCTGCAGAACGGCGAGTTCGTGTTCACGGGCATCGACGGCAAGGCGGTCGTGGAGCAGGACATCAACACGCTGAAGACGTTCACGCCGGACAAGGGCAAGGCGTTCGGCAAGAACCGCGTGCTGCGGGTGCTCGATGGGCTGGGCAACGACTACATGCGGGTGTTCAGCGCGAGCTATATCGGCAAGGTGCCGAACAACGCGGACGGCCGGAATCTGTTCAAATCCGAATGCGTGAACATCACGAGCCAGTATCAGAACATCGGCGCGGTGCAGAACTTCGATCCGCAGACGGATCTTGAAGTGCTGCCGGGCGCGGATTCGGATTCCGTCGTCGTGAATCAATGGGTGCAGCCGGTCGATTCGATCGAGAAAATCTACATGACCGTGACGGTCCGGTAAGGGGTGACGCGACATGATTTTCCGTGAGGGGGACGCCATTTCCGGCAAGCAGGCCTACGCCTACATCAAAATCAACGGCCGCCATGAGGAGCTCTTCTACGCGAAGTCGCTCGAGGCGACGATCGAGAAGAACAAGGTCGACGTGCCGGTCCTCGGCCGGACGAACACGCCGAAGCGGGCGGCGGGCTGGTCGGGCAGCGGCACGCTGACG